CAGAAAGTTCCTTAAAACTTATGTCATAATCAATCAACATATAACCAGGTGAGTTCGCTGCGTTTGTCTTCGAAAAGAAGAACAAACTACCAGATGCGTCCTCGTTTAAGTCAGTTTGATTGCCGTATAAGGTTGTCTTCCAATCAGCCGTAGGACTGATAAGAGCACTATGATTAGTCCATTGAGGACCAATAACAGTGTTCGGATCGGACAACACAAACGGCAAGAAATTTGAATTCGAGTAATCCATCATCGGAGCAGTACGATCTCGTTCATAATAGAACAATACATCGCCTGCTTGAGACGTAGGACTAGAAGTAATATAGTGAGCGATTATTCGATTCACTTTAAACTTCTGAAACATTTGACAGTAATTACGCAATACGGAACTGGGCAACGCACAAGGAGTGATTGGCATTCCACCAATTAATTCAAACCCTGTGACAGCTGCGGCAGTAGCCGATAAAGCAAAAGCAAAGTCTCGACCAACGACTCGTGCTCCATTAGTAGTCTGTGTAATTCGCGGACGTGAGCCGCGCACAGAGTTTCCAACTGACACTGGTGCCGTATTGATCTGAGAAACCGGGCCGAATTGACCCGGGCTTCGGATGCTTCTCGCAACACGTTTCGTAGTTTGTTTTTGATTCTGTTTTCTCGCCATCGTTTTAGTAGTTGGCAAATGTTTGTTATTATATTTTATTTTACGCCTACCACCTTCCAATATGCAATATGTATTTCCTTATTGGGGACAGACTTTGTTTAAAACGAATTTATTTTTCTTTTTCTTTTTATTCTGAACTGCTCGAGAAAGTCGACCCTTCTCGACGCGGTCAACGCTTTGTTGCACTTTCCGCATTCCAGCAAAATTCAGATTTGATTCGTTAGCTTCTTTATATAGTTTTTGATGGTTCTGTAACCTTTCAGTTTGACGACCGACAAGTACTGCTTTGTCGATGTCTTTCTTGCTAGGTCCAGGCATTGGTTGTGGTTCCACTTTATTGGAAGTTCGCTTACGTTGAGCGACATTCACGGGAGCCTCACGGTCCAAGTCGATTTGTTTCGACTTGCGGGGATCTTTCCCGTAAAGAGACTTTACGTCTTCTGTCTCCTTCTTTAGGTAAGTACCATTAATCATTTTCTGGCTATTCAAGATGTTTCCTCCAACGAACTTTGCCGCACCCAGCAAGGTTCCTATACCCGGTAAAAACCCAAAGGTTTTCACATCATCAAAGAGTTTTCCTCCTTGACGGACAGCATAGTTACCGTACTGGACGACATTGCCTGCAATAGAAGGGAACATTCCGGTGAGCTTTCGCGCTTCTTGCGCATAAAGACGATCCGCTGCTTCACGATGGGCGCGATCTGGGTAGAACGCGTACGCACTGTCATGAAGTCGAGACAGCTCGTCTAACGCATTAACAGCGTCAGACTCTCCGAAAAGAACTGATGTTTGCAGTTTTCCATCAGACCAATAAGGGCCTGTATAATTTCCTAGATCGATGTTCATTCTTATATTTTATTTTACGCCAACCACCTTCCAGGCCGCCGCAGGAACGACGGGAGCACTTTACTGACATACTCAGGTCTGCACTAAGGACTAGCACCCAATAGTACTCTCATGGCCATATTGGATGGCCAACAAAGTCTGTCGAGACTTGAGAGGTCCTAAAGGGAACTGTTCTGGATACAATTTGCGTAGTTGGTGATACAGGTTCTCGAAAAATTCGAAGCGCTGAGGATGATGACGGTAATTCCCCATATGGGAAACCAACGCACCACCAACATGCTCTAGCTTGTTTACTTTCAGGTGTTCAAT